AGTACCGATTATATTGCCAAACGCATCAGCAATGGTCTGCGATACCAGAAGCCCGGCTACAAGGAGTTCTACAGCCGTATCGGACGGAAATTTTATGAGCTGGAGCCTACAGACGTGAACGACGTGTTCGCGATCTGTTCCGCCAACGGTGTGACTGACAAGAAAGACATCGATAAGGTGATAAAGGAGGCTTCGACATGTGACTTTGATTTGCGGCGTGTGAGGAAGTCCATTCACAAGGTGAAACGCATGGTGGGGGAATGACTCCCGTTCAAATACCGTTCAAACGTAATTTTAAGGATATGGAAAACAAATTTGAATACTTAAAGATCGACGGTCGCGAGCAGCTTCCTGCTCCCTGGAGCGATTACCCAGTCTTGAGGGAATACGAGACGGTGACCGTTTACCGGAATGGTCGCGACTACCTGGACGCCCTTGTGGGACAGCAGGACGGCTGGTGGGTTGCCGGCGTTCACATGGAGGTGGGCGGTTCCGGTGGCGGTTTCAACCCGGGACGTAAATGGGGACAGTTCTCCACCCGTGAGAATGCCCTTCTGTGGGCGCTCGGCAGGATGCTCTGCCACGAGAAACTGCGGGGTGCCGCACGGCAGGCCGTGCTTGATCAAATAGACAATATCCGACAACTAAAACTGTTCTGACCATGGAAGAAGAGAAAAAGGATAATAAAAAAGCGGGCATGAGACGTGCCTTGAATGTCAGGGACATTCTGAACAAGAAGTATGACGTATTCCCTTTTGAGGGGAAATGGAAGGATGCCTTCGACACTCCGGAAGTCCGGGGCTGCTGGTTCGTGTGGGGCAACAGTGGTAACGGCAAGACCTCTTTCGTGATGCAGCTCTGCAAGGAACTTTGCAAGTATGACCGTGTGGCGTTCAACTCCCTGGAGGAAGGAACTTCTCTGACAGTCCAAAATAACCTGCGGCGCTTTGGTATGGCCGAGGTAAGCCGCCATTTGGCGTTCATCAAGGAGGACATCCCCACCTTGAAGATCAGGCTCCGGCGTCATAAGAGTTTCAACATCGTGATCATTGACAGCTTCCAATACACACAGATGACGTATCGTGACTATATCCAGCTGAAGGAGGAGTTTCCGGACAAGCTGTTTGTTTTCATCAGCCATGCCCGCGGCAAGAATCCTAAAGGTGATGCGGCCACGAGCGTGATGTATGATGCCGACCTGAAGATATGGGTAGAGGGCTACGTCGCCTTCAGTAAGGGACGTTATCAGGGGGCCACTGGTGAATACACAATCTGGGAGAAGGGCGCCTATGACTATTGGAATGTGGCGGGACCGAAACAGAAAGGAGGCCAGGCATGAGCAGGATAAAGAAACAGCTGGAGATTTGTCCTCCCGCCTATATGTGTAAGGGGCCTAACCGTGAGAACTTCGTCAGTACCGGCCACAAGTGTGGTTACTGCAAGGGCAACGGCTGGTTCTGGGGAACGGAAGAGGGCAGCCGCGAGGACGTGCATGTGTCCTGCCCGGTGTGTGGCGGCAGCGGTGAGCTGGATGCGATTATAACAGTGGACTGGAAACCTTCAAGCAAGTGAGCCATGAGAAAGGAGTATTACAACTACGTTGTGAAGCTGCCCGTTCTGCTTCATGAACTGTTCCGCGGGAAGGTTGCCGACTATCATTTTTCCGACATGACGGTAGTGATGAACCACCTGGTGAAGTCCTACATCCGCATGACGGATGGTGGCAGGGTCTCCACGGCCACCCGGCGCATCCTCCTCTGCATGGACCGTATTCCGGACATGTCGTTCTTCTTCCGCCGTCAGGAGAAGTCGGTGCTGTTCTTCGAGATGGATCCGGCCGTTGCCGGCAGCCTGCAGCGTGCCATCATCGCCGGCGGTTGGGGCAACCGCCAGCGTCTTGCCGTCCGCCTGGTGTGCGCCTTCTGTTGCGGTGCCGGTGTGACGTTGAACAACCTTTCGATGGAGCTTGCCTCCGAAGAGGTGTTCCGCCGCCCGGAAGGCTACCTCATACATACCTACGTGAGCAACTACCAGTACGTGTTCCTGAAGGAGACGGCCGCCGCCCAGCGCATGAGCGTGGAGGGTATGCTGACGGCCGCCGCCGAACTGCTGGTGGGGACGGATGATGACGGTTCCGGTTACCATATCCCGGAGAACCTCGGTCGTATCGCTGACAGCGTGCTCGGAATAAAGGGCAGCACGCTGAAGGACTTCCGCCGGCAGCGTCTGGTGAACATCCGCACGAACACCATCGGCCCGGAGCGTATCGCCGTCTTCATGGAAAGGCACGGCATCGCCTCGGCCCGTGAGTTCCTGCGCCGCGTGGTCCTCTTCTTCCTGGAGGCGCGGTACCTGATTTACCGGGGGGGAGGTGGAACTTGATGAGGACGATCTTCCCCAGGATGATGAGCCGGACTGGGAGGAGACGATGTTCGAGCAGTGCTCAAAAAGAGATTTCGCTATTTCAACATATAATTATTAACGTTTAAAATTTTACTGAAATGATTACAGAAAAACAGAAAGAGGCAGTACAGGAACTTTGCCGGTATGTGGAGAACTTTTGTAAGGAGAACGACCTTAGCGCCTTTATGAGCGTTACGGCCAGTGAGGACCATCCGGATGGTCTTGAACAGATGACCGGCTCGATCATCACCGGCAAGGGTGAGTATGTTGTCGGCGCCATTTCGGGGACTGTCAAGGCCGACAGCCGTGTTTATATGCTACTTTCCATGGCACTCATGCAGGCCTACACGAGAAAGACTGACATTAATACTATTCCGTTCGGTGAAAATTTGAATATGAACTGATGAATGTAGCATAAACAGCTATGAGTGAAAATAACAACAAGCAGAAACGTAAACGTGTCTGTCCGCATTGCGGCCGAAAGTTGTGGATGCGTGAGTTCTATCCGTTGAAGAATGGGGGACGGAGTTCCTGGTGTCATGAATGTGTGCTGGCGTACAAGCGTGAACAGTACCGCAAGCACCGGAAGGTTGCTGACGGTACTTTCATGCACCGGACACTGGGACGGCTCGTCGAGCATAAGGGATATTCCACCCGTATCTTTTGGAACGGTAATATGCTTTCCATCATGCGGCGCCACTATCACAATACCCTCAACCGGGAGCTGGCTGAAATGCTCGGTGTTTCCGAACGCAGCGTCACCCGGAAGGCCCGAGAGATGGGACTGGAAAAGGACAAAAGTTTTGTAGCCTCCCTTAGCCGGGAACATTTGTTGCTGGCAAACGCGAGAAGCAAGGAACTGGGATATCCGGGCGGCTTCACCAAGGGGATGAAGTTTCGGGGAAACCAGTACACCGGGAGGATAAGAGTTGAATAACATACAGCACGGTCAATATTATGAGTAAAAAAATGGTAATTGTGGTCACCGCCGTTGGTGTCCGTAAAGTAGTGGAAAAATGGCTCTGTGAGAATATGACTTGCGAGCTGGTTGTGTCACGTAACGCACGCCATGAGTGTTGTGTGGAAGTCATCTATGATAGCGGAAACCCTTCGGTCTTGCGTACCCTTTTGCAGGCTGCCGTGGGTGAAATAATAGAGTTGTGCTGATGTGGTATGAATAGTTTGAGTTAATGAAAATCTGAATAGAATGGGCATACTTGAATTTTTCGACCAGTATAAGTGTACAAAAAATGAAAAAGAGCATCTTCTTGATTATTTGTGTACTATCAGAGTAAAGAGAGTGATTAAGGAAATTAATGACCTTAAAATAAACAAAAAAAAACAGCATAGCCATGCAGATAGACATCAACAGCCGCAAGCAGTTAAATAAACCCGAGAATTATGCGGTGTTTTATAGTCTTTTGAACCGCCTTCCGACATCTGACCGCGATGCTTTGAAGGAAAGCGTAGTTTCCCAGTACACGGACGGACGTACCACGAGTCTGCGCGACATGACACTGAAGGAATACAGTGCGGCCATAGCCGGGATGCGTAAGCTGGTGCCGCCCACTCACCAGGAAGAACTCCGGAAGATTCTCCGTCA